TCCGGCCATTTTATTTGATAGTCATTTTTAGGCTGTGACAGAATACCTACGTTTATCATCTTGTCAATAAATGGTCTTAAGATAATAGGCTCTACAAAATTCTTTCTCCTCTCGTCTATGAGATTGTTCCAATTTGATTCATCCTGAGATGAGGCAAGCTCACCTCGCTCTGAGCCGATAAGTATTCGTTTAGGTATACCCGTAGCGCCTGCGATTAAGTCAAGTTGTGCTGATATGTGGCCGTTAGGGTCTGCTACCTGCATGGCTAATTCTTTAACGTCTACACCACTCAAAACAAGATAGCGTTTTAGATTATGAATATACTCCTCAATATCGTCTTTAAGGGTAGTCTCGTCAGTACTGCCTTTGGCGGGCATGGTATATCCTTCTTTCTCCGTTAATGCCATGCCTGGGTGTGCACCACGCCAGAACATTTCAGCGCTACCGCCGCAGATTTTCTCTAAATCCTGAAGCCTATTAAAGATTGCCTCTAACTTCGGCACTCCGTAAAAATCATCTTCAAGCATATCTTCTGCAATATGGATACAGCGGGAATGATGCGCATAAAGCGTGGTTTTTGTACTTCTAGCGCTATCTGAAAGCGTAAGGGTATAGATTTCCGGTAATCCATAGCGCGGATTCTTATTGTCTTTTACCCACGTTTTTATTGCCACATTAGTTTCAGAGAACGGCCTTAAATAAAGAAGCTCTTTTGCACTCTTAACCTCTTGCTCTAATTCTGAATTATCATCAAAGCCCATAAGTAGAACTGCAAATTGTCCGATACATGAGAGTTTGTCTACTCTCGCAAGATAATTAAAAATCTTTTTTTCTTTTACTAATGTAGCCCAATCTTTCTCAAATTGAGTCTCCTCCTCTTCACTCTCTACAACTTCCGGCGCCTTTCTCCAAGTAGCTTTTACCGGAGCGTCGATAATCCTTTTTGCGATATCCTGACGACTATAGCGTAGATAAAATTTCTCAAAGTTTATAGCGCCTGTTTCATAGCCTAAAATAGTATAGAGTTCTCTATTGCCAGAGTAAGATAAGCCTAACTTAGAAAAATTGAGCACCCTATTAATAAAAGTGCCTGTGAGTGATATCGCTTCCTGTGTTTTTAGAGCGAATGTTGATTTTTTCTTTTTCACAATGATCTCACCGTTTTAAGTGCAGTCAATTTATTAAATGCTCCTCCTGCTGCGTCAACCTGATCTCTAAATTTTCCCATAGGGAAACTCTCATGCTCTGAGATAAAATCTTTAATCCATGGCTTATTTAGAACATAAACATTGCCAGCTTCTACTTGTACCGAGTAGGGTTCCGCCCTTACTTCCTTTGAGCCTGTTACCTTGTCGGCACGAACAATAAAGCCAGCTAAATTTCTTATAGTGCTCTCTGCAGATTCCTTTCCGCCTGATCCCGGTTCCTGTTCTATCCAAATCTTAGTTTCTTTACCATCTATCTCAGCGCTTTGCTTTATTTTCTCTTCTCTCTTGCCTGCGCTCCATTGCCCCCTCTCAACATCGGCAATGTAGAACTGATTCTCTTTTGCCTTATACATGAGCACGCCTGCGGTATATGCCCCCCCTCCCTCAGTACCCGCCTTATCCCAATAGCGCATTTTGCTTATGATTCTCTGCTCGGGAATTGCATTAACAATATTGAATCGTTCTACTTTAAACATACCACCGCCCCTAGGAGAAGGCCTCTGCTGTAGTTGCCCAGCTGCGGCATAAATACCCATTGATTTCTCAAGGTCTGCTATTTCTTTCTCCCCGAATCGTTCAGGCCACAATAATTCACCATCTTGAGCTCTACGATCAATATAACCGAGGGAAGTATTGCATCTATTCCCTTCGTATCTTGCTGGCAGACACAACATATCATAGTTTCCTTGCTCTAACACATGTCCTGCAAGATCTCGCTCATGAATCCTCTGCATGATAATTACTATTGCTCCGGTCTTGGCATCATTAAGCCTGGTCTGCATTGATTCATCCCACCAAGTGATCACGTTTTCAAGTTTCACAGGACTCAATGATTCTTTAACGTTGTGGGGATCATCTACAATTAAAAAATCACCTCCTTCGGCGGTTGCCACCCCATCTACCGAGGTAGCTAATCTATAGCCAGTTTTATCATTTTCATATCTTAATTTCTCATTCTGATCACTGGTAAATTTATAATTCTCCATCCAATTATCTTGATACCAATTTGACTGAATAATCCTTCTACATTTCACATTATCTCTGATTGATACACTATGAGCATATGAAGCAAAAAGGAATCTTGTCGCAGGCTTTTTTATCCACTGCCAGCAAGGCCAAAACACAGAAACACATAAACTTTTCATACAGCGAGGCGGAATACAAATAAGAAGCCTCTTTATCTCGCCATTACTCACCGCCTCTAAATGCTCGCATATCGCATCAATGTGCCAGCCATGGATATAAGTGGTGCTAGGCTCTACTACATGCCATGCCTGCTTGATAAACTCTTTTAATGAATCCTCCGCTAATGATTTATCAATTTCATCTATAGTAGGTAATCTTAATTTTGATAGATCAATTGCTGCATTATTCTGGTAATGCATTTTTCTGCACTCTTGAAATTAATTCTTTGAGCTTTAATTTTTCTTTAATGCTGAGTTTTGATAAATCTATGTCTAAGATTTTATGCTCGGTTCTGTCTGATGCCTCTCCCATAAGTAATAAGTCAGCTTTAATCAATTTTTCCATACTTTCAATGCTCTTCTTTGTGTCTTCTACGTTTCTAATTTTAGGAATTAATTTCTTTATTAGATTCCCATCTTTGTCTTTCACATTGGCTATTGCAGTATTAATAATTGCTTTGATTATTCCATAAGCACTCTTAATGTCTCTTCTATAATCAGCTTTAGTATTGACAATAATATCGTCTACTTTTTTCTCTAATTTCTTAGCAATCTCAATATCTCTTTGTTCTGCTCTTGCTTGCCAATTGAATGCTTTTGACCATTTTTTAACTGCCGCTGTTGATATGGCATACTTTTGTGCTACTTTTGGGATACTTCTTTTGTCTAGTAGATAGTAGTAATCAAAGGCTTTTTGATGGCGTATGGTTTCTTTCATTGTAGGATATTTTCTTTAATATTCTTTGCAATAGCTTCCATGAATTTAGGTGGAACGGAATTTCCTATTTTGACATGACTATTGAGTTTTATTTGATAATCATCAGGAAATGAAAATAATCTTAAATATTCCCTCGTGGTCAGTCTTCTCGGTTCAGTAGGATGAAACATTTCTGATGATGATTTTATTGTAAATGATGGTCGATGAAGTTCAAGGCGATATATTGATTGTCCTAATACGGGAATTCTCGTACCCCTTGCCTTAAACCAGTTCCTATATGATTTTATATTTTTATTTAATGGTTTTGGATTATGATTCTTAGTACCATCTATGTCCTTAAATGCCTGAGAGACCGTTATCGGTCTGGATGTTTGTGGCTTCGGGAATTCAGGAAGTCTTCCTAGGTCATTCCTAGTACCTATCCATATCAATCTTTGTCTTGACTGTGGAACTTGATAATACATAGTATTCATTAACTTACATTTTACATTATATCCTATTGCCTTAAGTAACTTCATAATCTCAATAAATTTACCCTTCATCTTACCCTTAACCATGCCTGAAACATTTTCCATGACAAAGACTTTTGGCTGTAATCCTTCAATCAGTCTAATATATTCTTTGAATAAGTCATTTCGTTCATCCATTACTTTTCTTTTGCCAGCAGTTGAAAATCCCTGGCATGGTGGTGAGCCATCTAATACATCAAGACTACCCTTTTTAATGTTGCAAAAATCCACAATTTCTTTTACTGTTATTTCCTTAATATCCCTTTGCCATATGGGAGTATCCTTAAAATTCAACCTAAATATTTCAACTGCATTTCTATCAAAATCAATTGCTAATAATTCTTTGAATCCTGCCTGTTTATAACCCAAGGATGAACCGCCACAGCCTGCAAATATTGAGATTACAGTCGGCTTACCATTTATAGCCGCATTTTGGGCACTCATTTTTTGTTTCAATGTTCTCATCAACTTCCTTTTCATTTATCTTGATATTCTCATAATCAATAATCTCTTTTAATTCAATCTCATCAAAACCAGTCAGCTCAACGTCAATCGCCCCAGTATCAATTTCAGTGATCAAATCTTTAAGTTTTGGATAATCCCACTCAGTCAACTCCGCCAGTCTGTTGTCTGTAATGTTGTAAGCCTTTGCAGTAACATCATCAAAGTCTAAGAAGATAACAGGCACTTTCTTTAAGCCTGCTTCTTTTGCTGCCTTTAAGCGAGCGTGCCCTGCTATAATCTGATTTGTGCTTTTTTGTACAAGAATCGGATTAGTAAAACCAAATTTCTCAATTGATTTTTCTAATCGTTCAAGAGCCTTCTCTGGATGAATTCGTGGATTATAGGATGCTTCTTTGAGCTTATTTATTTCTATAAATTCAAGTTTCATGTCTCATATCTTTTAACATTTCCTATGATACTTTTTGCCACATCATCCCTTAGCTTTTCCATATTAAACATCACACCAGGGCAGGTCTTATAATTTGCAAAGTCTCTATGCCCATAAATGTTAGAAAGTCTGATATTAAAAACTCTTGCTAGACTAACGCATAATTTTGTAGTTAACTCCCATTGTCTTTCATTCGGTGGGGCAAGATCAAAATTGCCAACTATGCAGATTCCGATTGAATCGTGATTCTTTCCTTTCGTATGAGCTCCTTGCTCATCTAACAATCTACCTACTATGATTTCATATTCATCATTTATCAACTCAATTCCATAGTGATATCCGGTGCTTTTAAAGCCCATTGTTTCAATATGATATTTTCTTATTGCTTGCCAACTTACAGTATCGCTGTCCTTAGTTAGGCTATGGTGAATGATAATGTTTTCCCATCTCATATCGTTCCATCCCAGGGATCGTCACTTCCCTGTTTCGCAACTTGCCAGAGTA